CAACCCGAGGTCTTATTGGCCGGTGGAACACTGCCGAGATAATGTTACGCGCGTGGGTAGAACCCGTGAAGTGGAAGGGTAGCGAACAGTTTCGTTCACACCTCGGAATTCCGCTCGTTGCAGAGCAATTTTATTCAATTCACTCAGTAATAAACCAGACACTGTTTGGCGGGTATCAGGTTTTTAAAATTGATGCGACTTCCGGCACCCCAATGGAGTGTGCAGAGGCCACACAAGCGATTTTGAACGCTCAGTTGAAGACATGCGGGTTCAAAGGCGTGTCAGCTAAGACTGAAATGCGGGAAATCACTTTCGACGGCCTGTTTTATGGACTTGGTGTTGCGCATTACGGCTGGGAATCCAAAAAAATAAACGTTATCAAGAAGGTTCAGAAGTCACACCCGCAAACATTGGTCGTAAATGGAGCAACTGTCACGATTCCGGTCACAAATGACGACGAAATTGACGACATCGAAGAAAAAGTTGTTGCGGTTGTGGAAATTAACCAACCGAAACTGGAACACGTGCCTGTTCGTAGGTGCCGATACGCTCCAGACCTTCGCAGAGGCGATCCACGAGTAGCGGAATGGTTCGGTCGCATCATTTATGTGAGTGCGTACGACCTTGACGCGCTTCGAAACACCGAAGGCTGGAATATTCCAACACGTGAGCAGTTAGTTAAGCTGACCACGCCACAAATGCAAGATCAATCTCCAACAAACCCGTTAGAAACGCTTGGATCGAACACCGGAAACCCGGTTTTTCAGCAAACCACCACTCCGCAAAAGGCGTACCCAGAAAATTACAGTGAGCAGACAGCACACGACCCGCTGATGCGGAAAATGGAAGCTTTCGACTACTGGACAGGTAACCGTCACGCAATTATTCTATCAAAAGAGTACACTCTACTTAACGAGACTCATAATTTCGGTCGTCCTCCGTTTTTGGGGTTCTGTTTCAGGAACGCCCCAGACTCCGCGCACGGATACGGTATTGCGTACTGGCTGACGGATTTTCAACGTGTCTGCCAAGGTGTTGTTAACGCATATTTGGACGACATGAACCTGAATTTGATGGGAACTTATACTTCTCCGGCTGGCGCGAACAACTCCGCGCAGGCTCAGTGGATTTTTCCGGGAAAAGTGTTCAAAAGTGACGCTCAGGGGAAGATTGAACCGTTGGCACGAAATGCGGTCGACGCTAAAGAGCCTTTGTCGGTTATTGCACAAATGAAAGCGTGGGCCGCCAGTGTTTCCGGCGCGGGTCCGGGCGTGTTGGGATCGAATCCTGGTGCCGCGGGCGATATGAGAACTCCTGCCGGAGTGGAAGCAATTTCTGGCGGTGAGTCGGTAAAATTACAGGATTTGGTCGACGTAATTTCCGAACAGGTGTTTGTTCCGTTTTTGGAATTCTGTATTGAGCGAAATCAGAAGCTGAAACCGTCTCAGGTGCGTGCAATGTTGTCTCAAGCGTTGGGCGATGCGTTTAAGGCCACGCCGCTGGATATTTTAAACGGAACATACCGCGTGGATATTTCTGCTGGCACGAAGTTGGCTGCACGTGAGGCAATCAACAAGTACATTGGAATTATCGAGACATTCTTGCAGTCCCCGGGCACGGTCGAGAACCTCGCAGTGCAGGCAATGAAAATTGATTTTAACGGAATGTTCTCGGCTCTGTTTGACACGTACGGCGTCCCGTACAAGGAAAAGATTATTGTCCCGATGGATGATTCCGACAAGGCACGCATGGCCGCGAACACTCAGCAGGCCGCGATGCAGGGGAAACTTGGGATCGTTAAGGCTCAGGGGGAAGTTAAGAAAGATGTCGACAATAACCAGAGTGAAAATCGTATGTTGATCGAAACAGGAAAGCACACATTGAAACAGCAAGGATCGGCAGCGGATCACCAAAACGATTTGGCTCTCGAAGAAAAGAAACAGGCAACCACTCCGCAGGCGCAGGGACTTGACCGCGCGGCCAAGGGCGCGTTTGCGAATATGGATAAAGCCGCTTTCGGTAGCTAAGAAATTGTAGTATACTATTTCGGAGTTAAAAAATGAGCAGCACACCGAGCCCAGTAACCGCAGCTACCGCACCGTTTGTCCAAACAACAACGCCTGCAATCGAACGCTCAAACCGGCTCATGTCCGTACGCCAGAACCCTGGGTACATCGAACTGGTCCGCATCGCTAACGAAATGGCACAAGAAGCGGTTGTCGCCAACACAACCTACCCCGGGTACGACACTCAAGTAATGTGGGTGTTGAAGATTCGCCAGCAGGTTGCGGCAGAATACGCGCAAATGTTTTTCACGAGAGTTCAGAACGAGATTCAGGCCGGGCTGGATGAGATGCGTGCACAGATAACAACCCTGCCCGTCAAGAGTGCGGCAGAAGCTGTGGATCAAGGTGACTACGTTCGTCAGGCAGTACTCCAAAAATTCGATGAGTACGATTCGCGCAGTCCGGGGTCGTACTGACCGCTACACATGGAAAACGAACTCCACTTCAGATTAAAACAAATGTCCCTACTCACTCTGGGACTACTCAGCGGGGTTGCTGGACTTTTTAATTTAGTGGATTTAATCGAAGGTATCCTGCCCGATTCAAAATTCGATATGTGGTGGGGTCTGGAAACTTTCTTTTTGTTTGTGGTTGCGGCAGTTGCCGCGGTGATGTACCGTAGTCTAATCGCGAGGGTAGTTTAGTGACAGAACAGTTGGCACCACCAACAGGCGGCGGTTCGATTCCGACCCCCTCGCTCCATATCAAGGTTATTGCCGACAAGATTGCCGATAACGAGGTGCGTGTACACCACTATCTGCATCGGGCAAGGGTCGGACGCAGGCTGTCTTATGGAATTTTTATTGGTACTGAACTCGAAGGGGTAATAACCTACGCATACCCGATGATTTGCTCTAAAATTTGTGGGGTGCCGAGCGACGAGATGTTAGAGTTTGGGAGAATGTTTTTACGCCACAATATCCCCAATATGGCTAGTAGAAGTATTTCTTTTACTCTAAAACGTGTGCGAGCAGATTGGATTAAAAAATACCCGTCAGCAAAAGAACCAAAACTTATTATCACTTGGGCGGACACCGTTGTACATAGGGGCACAATATATAAAGCAAGTAATTTTTGGTACTTTCGTAGAACCAAACCGCGTGCCCGTGGGCCGAACAGAAATAACGCTTTTGTTGGGGGGAGGGAAATGCGAGCGGACCACTGGCACCCAAAAGATTGTTACCTGTATCCACTAGATAAGTCAGTGGTGTTGGTACACAGTGCTGACAGAAGATAACCTGCTGAAATCTTATTACAGTTTTTGACTATTCCAGCCATAAGAGTATAGGAGAAACCAAATGAGCGATCCCGTTGTTCTGAACCCGGTAGTTGTGAACGAAGAACTGACCAAAGCTGTTACTGCCGCCGTTGACCCTGAGCAAATTCGTGCCGCGATTCTGGCCGAAGCCGCCAAGCAGACTGGTGCGTCCAATGATGCCGCCGCTGCCGCGAAAGCCGCCGAAGACAAGGCCGCCGCGGACAAGGCTACTGCCGAAAAGACTGCGACTGGATTCTCTCGAATCGAAGTCATCAACGGAAAAGAATTCCTATTTGAGTCCGACAGCGAAATCGACCTCGAACGTCAGATCGGAAATGCGTACAAGGTCCTGCAAGCCGTTCAGCCCACGCCTGCCGCGCGTGCCGAAGCTCCTGTGGTTGTGGACCCCGCGATTGCCGCAAAGGCTGCCGAGGATGAAGCCGCACGCAAGGCTGAACTTGAATTGCAGTACAAGCGTGGCGAAATTTCCACGTTGGATTATCTCGAACAGTCTGGCGCTGTAGATTCATATCTGGAAAAGAAAGGCATTCCCCTCGGTAAGCTGAAAGAAGTTGTGGATCAGAACGAAGTCCGCGCCGAAGCTCAGTCGTGGGAAGAAGCCACCAAACAATTCTACGCAACCCCCGCCAGCGCAGGATGGCCCGGGGGAGACAAGAACGTCAAGCAGATCGGAATGATTATCGCAAGCCGACCGGAACTGATGAATGCAACGGACAAGGTTGCTGCTCTGGCTCAGGCGTACGCGTACATGCGTACCGAGGGTCTGCTGTTCACGAATGAAGCTGCGGTAGTGGCCCCTGCCGCCGCTGCAGAGCCCGTTGTGCCGGTTGTAGCTGCCGCAGCCCCAGCCGTTCCGGTCGTCGCTCCAGTCGCCCCGAAAGCGCCCGCAACATCGTCTTCACTGTTCGGTGTGAGTTCTGGTGCCAGTGGTACGCCAGCCGCCCATGCCGCCCCGACAGCATCTTCACTTGTGCCCGCCGACGCAACCCCCGCAGAAATTATCGACGCTTGGAAGAAAGACCTGATCGCAAAAGGTCAGGACCCCAACGCGGCGTTTGTTGAAAAGTTCGCAGCGCGAAGGTAACTGTGGTACAATGATTTTGGCGTCCTGATCAGACGCTTATTAGGCGCGGGAGGAGGTGCCATTAACACCTCCCTCGCAGCATTCCTTTAATGGAGGAAAAGATGCCAGTCAAGGGTAGTCGAAAAACAAGAATCTGCAAATGTGGTGAGACCGATCTGGAGAAGTTTCCGCCGACCCGCGCGACTGAATGCAGAAAATGTGTGAGTACCCGCACCGCCAAAAGAACCAGAGGAAGAAACGACCTTCACCGAATTCGGCATCTGCGTCGAGCCTACGGATTCACTCCCGAGAGATACGACGCTGAATTAAAGAAACAGAATGGTTTGTGTGCAATATGTGGGAAGCCTCCAGACGATAACGGTTTGCGGAAGCTGTTGGTCATAGACCATGACCACAAGACTCAAAAATTCCGGGGTTTAGTTCACGGAAGATGTAACTGCATGATTGGATATGCGCAAGACAGCGTAGAAACCCTTCTAGCTGCTGCCGATTACCTCACCAAACATTTAGAAAATTGACTAATGAAATCATAGATGTAAGGAAGATTTCCCTGAGCAAGAAACCTTCAAGAATAGCCCAACTTGGGCCCAGAAGGTGCAATCTTGATTTTGCCGCCCGGCGTCACTTCAACGTCCTTGGCAGCGTTCCCCCAAATCGCGTATGACCGTACAGCGGTCCTTGAGTAAACATAGCTGCTCCTACCCAGCGAAATCTGGGATAGAAAATCTTCTCTGATTGACTCGAAAGCTGAAATGCCAACGAGGCGGAAGGCGAAAGCCACCGTGAGAGACTAAGCGAGAAGACACCCGAATGGGTGATGCAATAGTCCGAACTTTACGGGAAAGTAAAACCGTAAGAGCCAGACAGAAATGATCTGGCCCCTTAACCGGGTAACAATTCTTGGGCAATTCAATACGCCGTATTTGGAAGAACTCTGCGACTTCCGCCCACTGGCTCGCCGGTCGGGCCGAACGCTTCAGTTTTACGGGCAGACCCCGTTTGCTGCCGCGACTTATGACCTGTCCGAAGGAATTCCGGGTCCGTCGCT